TGATGTAACGGGCCATGTGCTTGAGACAGGCGATTGGATGCACGTTAAGATACCAGCCATAGCCCCAGAGCCACAGGTGTATGTGTGGGGTGGGTTCAGGTACGAGCGTGCAGAGGGCGAGCTATTGCATGAGGCTCGCGAGGGTTACGCCGAAATGGAGATAGCCAAGCGTGCGCTAGGGCCATATGGGTTCGCAGGGCAGTACCAGCAAAGCCCTTACCCGGCTGGCGGTGGCATCTATCGTACTGAGTGGTTACGGTACCAGAAAGAGCAGCCTCGCATACCGATGCGCATTATTCAGTCATGGGATACCGCCTACAAAGAGAAAGAGCAGAACGACTACAGCGTTTGCTTTACAATCCTTGAATCAGAGCTAGGCTTTTATATCCTTGACATGTGGCGCGGCAAGCTCCAGTATCCAGAACTCAAGCAGCGTATGATTGCGCTATGGGAAAAACACAGGGCACACGCTGTGCTCGTAGAGGATAAGGCCAGTGGTCAGAGCCTGATACAAGACCTGCAACGCAGCACTAAGATACCCATACTCGCACGCAAGCCCGAGGCGGATAAGGTGGCAAGGGCAAATAGTGTGGTGCCTACTATTGCCGCTGGTAACGTGTTTTTGCCTGAGCGCGCGCCATGGGAGGCTGACTTCCAAGCAGAGCTAGAGGCGTTCCCGAATGCTGCACATGATGACATTGTTGACGCACTTAATCAGGGCTTGCTATACTTAGTTGAAACAACGCCCTCCAATTGGACTATTGAGGGAGTAGGCGAATCCGTAGGGGAACAGGGGAGTTGGTAAAATGGACGACACGCTTGATTATATGGAAAATGGTAATGGCTGGGGTGATCTTGAGGATGAGGAAAACCCGCCCGCCCGTAAGCGCCCGATAAAAGAGGGCACCGATTGGGCAGACGGGATAGTTGATCTATTCGATTAAGGAGGGGCCTCCTTGGGGGCGGGTGGGTGCTGAGTGACTGTGAACCCCTGTATTGTCACGCCATTGCTGAATTAAGGGTGGTACGGAGATAGCGCCCATGGCATGTTAAGCGCGCGCATTAACTGGTTTTCCAGTTTCCCCTTCACCTTCCACTCTTGATGATCGGCCCATGGGATAGATGATATGAACTTACCAGCATCAACTAATGTTTTAAATTCGTTTCCCGTTGCGGTGTTGATAGTCGAAAGAATCACTTCATTGAACGGGCCAGCTATAACATGCACGGATACGAGGATTCCATTACCCGCAGCACCGTTAGCGGCAACCCTGCAAAGTGAATATAAAGGACTTCTGGCTGTCCGCTGCACAGCATCAACAATCCGCTCATATACTCGGTAGCCTGATCCATCGCCAGTCATTCTGCATGAGCGCGGGTCGAGTAAGGTCGTACAACTTTTTATCCCATCAGGTAAGAGCGCCCATCCATAAGTTAGACTTGGATGCCAGTCTCTATGATATCCGGAAGCTACTCTGAGTTTTCCGGTGCCGATGACACATCTAGTGCAACATGCCACAACTTCGGCGTCTTTGCCGTATTTAGCGTCTATCGCTGCCAGTTGATCTCTTATAGTTTCCATGCATACAGTATAGCATCCACGGCTTTGCATGTCAAGCAATCTTTGATTAAACTTTCTTATGCGCCCATTAGCGTTACTGCGTCAACCGTTTGACATTTGGGGTCATTTTGTGTTATAATACGCAATGCTAGAGAGAGTTAAGCGTCTCTTTGCCTCTGCTCCAACCCCAGACCCCAAAGAAGACGCCACGGGTGCGCCCGATCAGGTAGAGATTGGGGCTTATGGCTCACAGATATACCGCTATGGGGCATTTTCGCAATATAACCCGGATGACCTGATAAGCAATAAGGGTTCAGCGGTTTACAAGAAGATGATGCGCGATGACCAAGTGAAATCCGCTAATAGGTTCAAGCGGGTTGCGGTGGCATCGCGTAAGTGGTTTTTCAAGGTTGACCCAGAGAACCCCGAGCACGCAGAGCAGGGAAGGGTGTTGCTCGCTATCGTGGATAACATGCGCGGCTCGTTCCAAGGGGCGCTAATCGGCATACTGTCTGACACTATCAACGGGCACAGCATTACCGAAAAGGTGTGGAAGCCCATCAAGGTGGGTGACAAGTCTTATTGGGGGATACGCAACCTCAAGCTTAGACCGTTTGATACCTTCGACTTCTCGCTTGACATCCACGGCAACATAGAGGGCGTCAGGCAGCGGGTGCAGGGGCAGATAGTTGATATTCCCCTGAATAAGATTATTCACAGTGTGCATCAAGCGGATATAGATGAGGTCTACGGCGAGTCAGACCTACGGGCGTGCTATCGCGATTGGTGGAGCAAGGACGTTATTATTAAGCTCCGCAACATCTTCCTTGAGCGGTATGCTAGTGGGTTTCCTATCGCTAAAGGGCCAGCCGGGTTAAGCGCGTCACAGCTTGCCAACCTCAAGGCCGCACTCAATAACATATCCTCTAACACGTCCCTGATCGTACCTGATTCCGTCAACTTTGACAACTTCGACCCTAAGAGCACTACGGCTTACGATGATGCTATCAAGGGCTGCAACATCGCTATTGCTAAATCTCAGCTCATGCCTAACCTACTTGGATTGTCTGAGCAGGGAGGCGTGGGGAGCTATGGGCAGTCGCAAACGCAGTTCGAGGCGTTCTTGTGGGTGCTGGATGAAATAGCAAGGCGCCTTGAGGAGACACTTAACGAGCAGCTATTTAAACAGCTTGCAATATGGAACTTCGGGACAGAGGATTTCCCGCGTTTCACGTTTGAACCCATGTCAGACGCGCAAAGAACGGCCCTACTCGCCCTTTGGAGTGACATGGTATCCAAGGGGGCAGTGAAGCGCACATTTGCGGATGAGAACCATATTAGGCGTTTGATAGGTTTCCCGGAGGTTGAGGAAGAGGAAGATCCGGAAGAACCCACGCCCGTACCTCCTATCCCACCCGAGGATGGCAACCCCATGCCAGGCGGTGAAGATGTGCCAGAGGATGAGGCACCCGAGGATGCCGAAGACTTGCAGGTAGTCGAAAATACGGATGATTGCGGATGTAAGGCACGCAAGTATACTGAATCTCCATGGCTCAAGCGCGTCAACTTTAAAGCGATAGATGATTTTCAGAATGAGCAATCGGATGATTACGCGGCTGAGTTCCTTGATATATCCGGCAAGGTCGAGCAGGCCATGATTGATTCCGCTATGCGCATATGGGGCAATAGGTCAGGCAACACTGTAGACCCGCTCAAGATAGAGAGCTTAGAAGTTCCAAAGTCCCTAAAGGCCAGCTTACGTAGAACTACCCGCATGGCACTTGAATCTACGTTTAAGCGTGGCGTGTCTACGGCCTATGAAGAGTTGCCGAAGGTGATGGCAGCAAAAGTTATACGGTCTGGCCTTGATAAACTTGGAGCTGATAGGTATCTTGCGGCACAATCTTTCCGCATTACGGGCGATTACTCAGACGCTGTAGTTAAGGCGGTTCAGGGCGAACTAATGAACGGTGTGAAGTTTGACCGCACACTTGCACAGATAACGCAGGCGATACAGGATATAGCCATATTCAAGCCGGGACATGCTGAGACTATCGCACGCACGTCTATATCCGATGCGTACAATCAGGCAAGGCTGGCAGCGTTTAACGATCCAGACATGGACGGCTTTGTGACCGGGTATGAGTATAGTGCGATACTGGACGGCAAGACCTCCGAGGTATGCGATTGTCTAGACGGTAAGACCGCAAAGGACTTCGGAGACCGGACGCCACCTAATCACTTTAATTGCAGGTCGTTGCTGATACCTATTACCGAGCTGGACGAAGTGCCTAGCTTTAGTGATGCGGCTAGTATAGCACGCTGCACGCCACAATCTGGATTTGGCGGATAGATGGCTGTTGCGTTTCCAGTGGGGTGCGGTCATGTGGGGTGCCTGAAAGCGTTTTGTGGGACAGGCGATTGTAAAAAGTGCTGGCGCGAGCTAATGGTACATGCATGTATGGAGGGGGAATATGATGAGTACTTTACAGACGATAACGACGATAGAGCTTTCGAATGATTGTAACCTATCATGCCGATACTGCATACAGTCTAAACTAAAGGCTCACCCGGCCCGCAAGGTCGGTATCATGAGCGGTTCGATCTTTGACAAGACGCTTGAAATCCTGAAAGAGCTTGTTTCGCGCGGCACACAGCGTGAGGTAAATCTGAACGGAAACGGGGAAGCACTGCTAGACCCTGCATTTATTGAACGCGCGGACAGGGTAAAAAGTATAGTGGGCACCCGCTCCGTGCAGGTCTGTACGAATGGGCTAAACATGACACCCGAGCTTGCAGGGCGTCTAGCTAACTCCGGGGTGGATAGGGTAGACCTATCCCCCCATAGCCCATACCACGTTAGGCGCGCGGTTGATATGTTCATAGACGCTGGCATAGCATTCGGCGTTGTCAATATGGGGGCTGTAACGAGTCCACACAATTGGGCCGGACAGCTTGACGAAAAGGACAGCGTGACCGTCCGCATTAAGGCAGATTGCTTACCGCTCATTGAGGGCAGAGGCTACGTTCTGGCAGAGGGCAACATAACGCCCTGCTGCTACGACTACCAGAATCTAGGTGTATTCGGGCACGTAGAGGATGCGGACATCTTAGAGCGTGAGTATGGCCCCTACATGCTGTGTAATGGCTGTCATCAAGAGATACCGGAATGGATATGGGCGAGCATGGATGGTGAAAAATGAACATCCAGACAATAACCAATATAGAGCTGAGTAGTCTATGTAATAACAAGTGCGTGTATTGCCCCTCTCCGATGCTGAGAGAAAAGCGGCGCACGGGCGTTGGTTATATGTCCATGGCTACTTACCCTCAAGCCATAAATTGGGTTCGCAAGCTGGCACTAGCTGGCACGCAGAGGGAGCTAAACCTATTCGGCGTGGGTGAGCCTACCCTTAACCCGGATGTGGTGCGGATGGTACAGATAGCGCGGGACGTGTTGCCGATGCGCATACCTATCCACCTGAACACTAACGGTAACACCATGACTATGGAGCTTGCAGAGGCGTTAAAGGCGGCTGGCATAACGTCCATAGACGTTACTGACCATGAGCCGAAAGCCACAGCGGAAACGATCAGGATATTCAAGCGCCTTGATATCAGGTATAGGGTCAGCCGGGATGCGGTGCTACAGCCTAATAATTGGGCTGGACAGGTTGATTGGTTTGAGCCTGATTATCGCTATCCGTGCCCGTGGCTAGAGCGTGGGCAGGTCATGATAATGTCGGATGGAAGCGTGACAACGTGTTGCTTGGATGCATACGGCAATGGGATAGTGGGGACTGTAAACGATGACTTGACGCAGGTGGAGCTAAGACCGTTCACCCTATGTAAAACCTGTCATCACACTATCAACGGAGTAGAGGCGGAGATGCTTAAAAATGGCTAGCGGAAAAGCTACAGTTACTGTGCGTGGCTCGAATGATGTTGACACAAAATCAGATATCTTATCCAAATCATTACAGATCATTGATTATGGTCACCATCAGATACACGATGGGGATACATTTACCGTCAATAACAATGCTACGCGCGGCTCGGGCGAGCAGAGTAGGTTCTTGATCCAAGTGCCTAGCGGCTACTATCCGCATGTTTTGCTTGCTATGCGCACCACTGGCGAGGCTAACGGGACACTGTGGGAGGCTGCTTCATTTACTAATGCTGGCGTTGCGATGACATCAAGAAACCATAACAGGGCTGCGACTGATAGCTCGTTTATCACCATTACGCATACACCTACTATCTCAGCTACCGGAACGCTGATTGACCAGGCACATATTGGCTCAGGGGTTCGGGCTGGGGGCGAGGGGCGAAGCGATGGAGAATGGATACTTGACCCAGCAAAGGGGCCATACTTGGTTATCCTGCACAGTGAGGCCGCGAGCAATGATGTGTCATTCCATGCAATTTGGTATGAGAAAACGGTTTCAGGGGTTTAAAGATGGCTGGATTTAATAGGGTTGTGATAGGCGATACAAGCGGCGAAGCCATCAAGATAGATACGTCAGCTAATGGGATAGTTACTCTCACTCAGCCGCACCATGAGATACACCGTGGACAGATGTATACCGCAACTGGCGAGAGCGTGGCACTGTCTACTAACTCGTTTCATATTGTTAGGTTCGTAGCCCCAAACTCTAATTATACTACTCATTTAGTGCTAACAGCTCATGGACATAATGAGGGCATCTTACGCGTTTATGAATCCGCTGTTTTTAGCGCCAACGGTGTGGCCCCAGTAATTATTAACAGGAA